GAGCGCACCATTGAAGGCCTGTGGCGCGCCATCGCCGATTGCATCCCTCTCGTCACGCCGCGCGAATGCGCCAACTATTTCGAGGCCGCCGGATACGAACCAACCTGATCGAGAACCGCTCTAAGTGTGTATCTCCTAGGTCAAGCCGGAAGCGCTTTCCTGGCTTTGATCTTGCAGAGATCTACCGCAGGCAGTCTCGAATACTCATTTATCAATGGGCGTCAATTGCCGACATGATCGCTTTAATCGCGTTGACGACGTCAATAAATGCTGCGGCGCCAATGTCTATTACCGGGGGCTTTCGGACTTTTTTTCGCTTTAAAAATGCCAATCTAGTGGGCATTGATGGATTATCTTCGCAGCTTGCGGCAATCAAACATTGAAAGGCGCCCTTGTCACGAGCCTCTGCACCCCAATTCTCATTAGGTTTAGTTGGACTGCTTTCGAAATAGCGAGTTTGACATTCCAATAGTTTTGCATTCTCCTCGCTCGCTTCCGAGAAAGCTCTTATGCAAAGTGTTTCTAACCCTCCCGAGCCGGCCGGGGGAATCAAAATTACAGCCGTGGCCGGAAGGCCGTTGCCACCTGCCCCTATCTCCAGGGCGCGGTCAGGAGTAGAAAATCCGGCGTCAGCAATTTGCTTCTTTACCGACCTAAAGGCTTGGTCGGGTCTCCCGCCTGCATCAACAGCTATTATTATACATTTCATTTTCGACTGCAGCTCGGGCACCAGTTCTGCTGCGCAGACTTAACGACATTATTCCCGTGTGGGTCATAGGCCGTTCACCCCAAAGTAATCGATGTCCAGCTCACAGCGGCTCACAGGTATCATTCGGCTCTTGTCAATCCATAAATCCGCTTTTGGAAGCTGGCTCTATCAGGTCGGAGTTTTCTAGTGACTCCGATATTAGACCTCCGGCGCCAACCCGAGATCCGCCCGCGCCTCCTAGCGCGTCTTGATCCCTGCGCCGACCAGAATCTGCAGCGTCTGCGCCTGCTCCAATGGATCGACCGCGTCGTCGCCGACCCAGACGAACTCGAGGTCTGGTTGTTTCAGATAGACCTGCACGACGGAGTCGAGCGCCCTCTTGACCCAGGCCTTCAACGGCACCAACGCCTTCCTGCGTCGCCTGCATGCGCAGCGTTTCGCTGGTCGCGCGATTGACCTGAGAAACAAACGCGGACGCTGGGACCGAGAAGGCGTAGCAGATCACCCGCGCGAGCCATTCGTCGTAACTGTCCTTCAGCGGCTGCTGGCGGGTCTCGGTCAGCTTGAAATCCGCCGGCATGAACTTGACCATGCGACGGCGTTCGAGATTGCCTGACATCAGCGCGGCGAAATAGTCCTGGAACTGTCTTATCTGATCGGCGTCGCGCTTCTAACCTCGCAAAACGCCGCGATCGCACCCCTCATTTTAGAATATTGGAAAATAACGCCACGCATTGATGGCAGATGAATGAGGAGTGACCGGCCCCTAAGCGGACTTCGGGGGGAGATTTTCCACAGAACGAACAAAACGAATTTGTGACTGCATGTTCAATTTCATCGGGTAAAGGACGCAATTGTTCTGCGCATTTATACAGAAATTCGACTGCCATGTCTCTCAAATGTAAATGCTGCCCGTCACACGTACGTTTAAATAGATCACAAGACAATATGAGACATTCCGCAAATTTATCGTCAATATATGCCTCTTGAATTGCCGAAAACAATTCGTCAATGGATAAATGTGAGTCGTTAGATTCAGTTGACATTTTTCCCCCTAATTCTGGCCAACAATTCCAGAACCGAAGATTGTGGGCAATCGTGTGCTCTTACAAACTCCAAGTGCCGCCGTGCAGTTTCCAATCGGCGGCGAGCGCGCGAAGACGGCGCTTTGAACGCATTGCCGGAAAGCCTCCGCGCAGCTAACTAGCGCAACCGACGCCGGCCTGATGCCGTCAATCGGCATTTGCAAATGTGGCGATTGTTGTTCCCGATTGCTAGTATCTTCCCGAGACTGTCCACGGCCGGTTTCATCGACAGCGCCCTGCGCAGTCGTGAAACGCCCTCGTTCATCATGATATGGGTTTAACTTCAGCACTCCGGGCTTCGCGCCGCCCTTGGCCGCCTCCGGCGCGAGCCCCAAGTCCGCCCGCGCCTCCTCGCGCGTCTTGATCCCAGCGCTGACGAGGATGTTCAGCGTCTGCGCCTGCTCCAGCGGATCGATCGCGTCGTCGCCGACCCAGACGAACTCGAGGTCCGGTTGCCTCAGATAGACTTGCACGACGGAATCGAGCGCGCTCTTCACCCACGCTTTCAGCGGCACGAGCCCTTCCTGCGTCGCCTGCATCCGCAGCGTCTCCGACGTCGCGCGGTTGACCTGAGAAACGAACGCGGACGCGGGTACGGAGAATGCGTAGCAGATCACCCGCGCGAGCCATTCGTCGTAACTATCCTTCAGCGGCGGCTGGCGGGTCTCGGTCAGCTTGAAATCGGCCGGCATGAATTTGACCATGCGGCGGCGCTCGAGATTGCCTGACATCAGCGCGTCGAAATAGTCCTGGAACTGTCTTATCTGGTCGACCGTCCATTCCTTCGGCAAAGTCGCGAAGGAATCCGGGACCGAGCCCGAGCGGTAATAATCCAGCGTCGCCGCATCGCGGCGCAGCGCGATGTTGATCGTCAACGCGATCTGCTCGACCGGGCTCATGCCATAGAGCCGATGCGAGCGGACGTTGCGCGGCAGATAGAGCAACTCGTCGGTCGAGAAATCCGCCGCCGGCACGCCGTGCAGCACTTGCTGATAGGCCGGGTCGGGCGGCTCCGGCGAGCGGCCGTCCTCGCCGACCAGCGGGGTGATGGTCGAACCGTCGATGACGTCGAGACTGTAGAGCGAGCCGCCACGCGTGAAGCGGGGGTAGATCGTCGCGGCGTCGATGACGAGCAGGTCCTCGAGCAGCATGCGCAGCCAGGCGGCGAACGAATGCCGCCGATCGGGCCGCGCGAGAAACGCGAGCGTCGATTGGATGCGCGCGGCGGCGTCGGGCGCGCCGGACGGATCGCGCGAACGTACGGCGTAATTGAGCCCGGCGATCTGATCCTTGCGGGTTTCGATCACGGCGCGGAGCAGCGGCAGCGCATCGGCGAGCGCGCGCAACTCGAGGAAGGAGATGCCGCCTTCCGAGCGCGGGACATAGGACAGATTGACGCCGAACGGATAATCCCATTGCCGGCCCTTGACCTCCGCCGGCGCCTGCGGCGCCAGCGGCTGCTGCGGCCCGAACCAGCCGTCCGGCGCGACGCCAGATATCGTGTAGCGCGTGGCGGCGGCGAGGCGCTGGAACACGCTCGGCGGCAACGGGGTCTGAACGCCGTCCGTGGGCATGAGGAGCTTCCTTGTGGCGGGTTCAGTTAGAGCGCGAAGACTGTCCGAAGCGCCTACGGTTGCGGCCCCTCACGGCGCCATCAACCGCACGCTCACCACCGCCAGCCCGTCCCCATCGAGATCGCCGGTGTCGCGCACCGGCACCCCGTTGATCTTGCAATCGTGCACCGTCCCGCCGAGCGTCTGCCGCCCGGTCGCGAGATCCAGCCCGGAGGGCGCAAGCGCCGCGTCGATCGCGTCGAGCGCGGCGTTGATCGCGGTCGTTCCCGGCGTCAGCGGATCGCGCGCGTCGAAATAGAGGAACAGCTTCGCCTCGAAGGTGCGTCGCGGCGTCGCGGGCGAGCTCCATTGGTAGGTCTCGGGCCCGGACTCCAACTGAAAGAACGCGGGACGGAACGCCGAGGGGACTTCGCTCCAGAGCTTCATCCGCCGCGAGGCGAGGCCCCACGAATAGGCGGCGGAAACCGTCGCGAACAGCGCGGAGAAGGCGGCTTCGCGGCTCATGTCGCCTCCCAGCTTTCGCTTGCCGTCGCGGCGAGCGCGGCGACGATTTCGGCGCTCATCTCCTCGAGGCTCGATCTGAGATAGGAGCGCTCCGGGATAACCGAGCCGGGATGTTCGACCTTGCGCGCGAAATGCATCGCGCCGCCGGCGACGAACGCCAGCACGCTTGCCTTGCCGGGCAAAATCTCATGCGCGCCGGTCTTGCCGCCGTATTCCTGGATCGCCGCATATTTGACGTCGCCGAACGAGCCGACCGTCGCCGTGATGTCTTCACCGTCGCCGGAGACCTCAGCCGCGATCGACGCGGCGAGCGCGCCCGAACGCGAGTTGAGCAGGTCGCCTGCGAGCTTTTCGTATTTAACCTTGTCGGCGAGCGCGCTGGCGAGCTTCTGCGCCTTGTCTGCGAGATCGCTCGCGAGTGCGGCGGGGTAGGCGTCGAGCCGCGCTTGCAGGGCATCGACGCCATCGACCGAAACGGTCAGCATCAGACGGCCACCCGCCGATAGGGCTGCAACAGCGACATTACAGGCGCCGAAATTGCTGAAACGTCATATGCGATCGTCTCCTGTCCGCCGATCGACTTCGAGCGCAGCCCGATGCGTTCGGCGGCGCGAAAACGTTCGGCGGCGAGTTCGAGCGCGGCCTGGGCGACGTCCTGCGGAATGTAACCGTAGGAGATCGCCACCGCCGCCCCGGCGTCGCCGGCGCTGAACGTATAGGCGCCCGCGGCCACGGAATATTGGCCGGTCGACGGCGCCGACGCGACGGCGCGCAGCGCGATGCCGGTAGCCGAATAGACGACGCCCATATCGCTCGCCCAGGGCCCGTAGGGCGCGAGAGAGCCGAGGCTCCAGGGCGCGGCGGCGGGCACGCTCTGCGCCTCGCCCTGCACGGCGTAGCCCGCGCTATAAGCGACGACGAGGTTCTGTCGCCGCGGGCGGACATGCCAACCGAAAATGTCGAGCGCCTGCTGTCGTCCTGGCGGCGCGACGTCGTCGGGCCTCAGCAGATAGCCGAAGTCGCATGGCCCGCTCACGGGGGTGGCGGGAGGAATAGCGAAGCCCTCCAAGGTCACCGAGGCGATTTGCAGCACCGGCCACTGGCGAAGGAACACCCGCCGGCTCTCGCCGTCGATCGTCTCGCTGTAGCTTTGCGGCAACAGGCCGGGGCGGCTCAGCAACGCGTAGATCGCACGGCTGCCGGCGGTGATCAGCGCCGAGAGGGTCGCATCATTCGGCGAGGCGCTGGCGGGCAGGCCCAGCCAAGTCTTCAGCGCGGCGAGGGTCGTGAGATCGTAGACGGACATCGGACTCTCGGAGAACAGAGAACGGAGTACGGAGAACCGAATGCGGAGAGAGCGGAGGCGAACATCTGTCCTCCGTTCTCCGTCTTCCGTTATCCGTTGCCGATGTTGGTGAGAATGCCGACGCCGAACGGGGCGTAGACCGCCAGAACCTCCTCGGCGTAGACGCCGTATTCGCGTCGGCGCGTTCGCAGAGGCCAGTCGACCCGATAATAGTCGCGTCGCGTGAGAACCTCCGCGACATTGGGCACTTGGTTGGACTGATACCAGACCGGAAGCCGCTCGCAGTACGCCAGGATCGTGCCGGGCGGCAGATCGGGATGCACCTTGACCGGAATGTCGAAGCCGCCGTCGACGCTGAACGGGTTATAATACCAGCGGACGACGCCGGACGCGGAGACGCCATAGGGTCCGCCATTGTCGGCATCAGCGGCGACGTTGTAGCGGATCAGCGGACCGGAGGCGCTGGTCAGGCATTTGTTGGTGATGTTCTTCTGTTCCTGCGCGTTGACGTACAGCACCGTCGGCGATATCCGATAAGTGTTCCACATCTGGACCAGCATATTGTCGATTTCGTTGACTGAGCCGCGCCCCGAGGCCGTCAAGAAGGTGCCGGTTCCCGCCGTTCCGGTGGCGAAGGCGTTGACATAAGCGCTGTTGACGGGATTGAAGCCGACCGTGAGCAACCCGTCGAAGGCAAGCGTCGGATTGCGCGAGCTGTCGGCGGTAATCGAGCTCGCGAGCTGCTGGCCCGACGTCAGCGGCGCGCTGAACGTAATGCTGTTGATCGAACTGATCGCCTGCAACGTCTCTGAGCCCGCGGGGCCGACGAACCAGGCGTAGGAAACCGCCCCGTTGACGATCGTCGCGGTGGCGAACAACGTCTGGCCCAGCGTGACGGCCTGCGTCGTGTTGGCGCTGCGGTTCGAAGACCCGCCGTTGATCGCATAGGTATTGCCGTCGTTGCCGGTGATCGTCTTCGAGGTGGCGATCCCGCCGCTGAGCGAGGAATTGCGATAGCCTTCGAAGGTGAGCCCGACGACGACGACCGAATAGGTGGCGGACGGCAGCGTCGCACCGGAACCGGAGGCGCTCAGGATCGGCGCGGAGGGCGTTCCCAATGCGACCGAGGTGTTGCCGCCGAGCAGCGCGGTCTCTTCTTTGCGCATCGTCTTCTGGAGCAGACGCAAGGTGACGGTCGAGTTGACGTCTTCGAACCCTTGCGCAGCCGCCTCGGCTTCGAACGTCACCGTGTCTTCCTCGCCGAGCGTCACATAGGGCGCCACCATCGGCGTCGCGACATAGGACATGCTGGCGCTGCGCTGGCCTTCAGGCACCCAGCCCATCGCGTCGAAGCCGGAGCCGGTGATCGAGCCGATCGTGCGCCAGCGCGCCGCGTCGCCCGGATTGAGCCGCTGCACGCGCGGCAGCGAATTCCGCAGCGGCGTGATGATGGGATAGAGGTTCTTCGCAGGAGCCTGGAGATCATAGTTGGTCAGGCCGGTCGCGATCGTGACGTTCTTGGCGAGAGAGCCCTTCATCAGTTCCAGGGTCTCTTGCGTGGTCTGGGCAATGCTCATGGATTTGTCCTGCGGTGGATTGGGGTTGGGGAAGGCGTGCAAATACCCACGCGCGACTGGACGGCGCGACGGCATGTATCGGGGTCGATAGGTAGAGGATGACAGTTGGCGACAGCGGTCGAATTAGCAAAACTAGGAGGTAACGTGGGCTCGCCTCGAAGAGCTTGGACCCATCGCGACTCGAGGCGACTTCGCCAAACCCACCCGCACTCTCAAAAATCCGCGCTCGCGACGATCCAACCAGAGCCGCCGCCGCCTTGCAGCATCGTCGCCTGGCCAGCGGTTCCCGAGGAATTGCCGTTGATCGAGATCGCGTTCGGCGTATGCGTCGCGCCGGGGGTGATCGTGGTCGCGGTCGCGACGCCGGCTTGGTTGGACTTGAAAGAGCCGGCCGAGACGGTCACGGCGGGCGCCTTCAGGAACTGCACGGGCGTCGCCATATAGAACAGCTGCGAGGAGGCGCCGGTGTTGGCGCCCGCGCCGATCACGACGCCCGCCGCCGGCTCAGGCACGACCCAGGCGTAACGCTGGCAGATTTCCAGTACGACCTGCGCATCGATGCGTTCGAACGGCGAGGCGCTCGCGCCGATTTCGAACTGGACGCCGTTGATCGAGAAGGAATCATCGGCGCCTGCGGTTCCGCTCGGGGTGAAGGACAAGAGCACGGCGAGCTGCGTCGCAGTGGCGGGGACGACGCCCGTGAACTGATAGCGCGCCATGGCCGTCGTTAGCGTCTGGGTCGCGACGAGCACCGCGGCCTGCCCCGTCCAGGTGGACGCGAGCAGGCTCGCCGCGCTTTGGTTGGTTCCCGAGCCGTAGACGATTTGCGCCGTCAACGCGCCGCCGGAATAGTTGGCGCCGGCCTTCGCCCAGAACGACAGCGTGACCGTCTGGCCCTGGCAGCGCAGGGCATCGAAGGTTTCGATCACCTGGCCGACGGAAATCGTCGCCGTGTTCGTGTTGCCGGACTGCCGCGATATCTTGAGGCTCTGGTTGAAGCCGACGAGGCTGACGTCGGCCACCGCCGCCAGCAGTACCGCCGAGGAGGCGCCGCCGGCGGCGAAGAACCGATCGGCGAAATAGGTCGGCGTCGCTGCGATCGCGGTCGAAATCACGCCGCCGGAGGCGATGCCGGGGATGTTGCGCTGGAACGGATTGATCGAAAAATCGCCGCCGTCGATCAGATTGCGGAAATTGGCGAATGGATTGAAGGCGAGCGGCACGCAGCCGTCTTCGAGCAGGTCGAGCGCCTGCGCGCCCATGCCGACGTTGGAGATGAGTCCGTTGGCGTCGGCCTGAAACGCGCCGTTGCGGGTGACGAAGGAAGCGTAGGGGGAGGGGGCGAGGTAGTTGAGGCCCATGGGGGTGCGGTCCTTGGTTGGAAGGGAAGGGGTCTTCGAGATGACGGAAACAGTCGGTGGCGCTCGCCGCTCGCTCTAGAACCGCGGCGTCATCGGGTTGGCGAGGCTCACTTTCACCAGCGCGAGCGCGCGCTCTCGCTCGGGAAGATCTGACAGGCGCTTGATCGCGGCCTCGACGCCGCCCAGCGGCGCCTCGGCGCTGAAGTCGGCGCTTCTCGGCAGAGCGCGCAACGCGGCTCGGACAGGGACCGGCTGCGCCTCGATCACGGCGATGCGTCGCTGCATCGCCGCGACGGCGGGTTCGACGTCGGCGAGCGTCTTGCGCAGCCGCGTGTTTTCCTCGACGGCGCGCTCCAACTGGTGCGCGGCCTGCGAGAGCGCGGAGGCGGCCTTGCGCAGCGCTTCGGCCGGGGTCGGCGTCGCGGGGCCGGCTTCGAGCGGAACCGCCGGCGCCTTTTGCAGCGCGGCGGGCGGATCGTCCGCGGGCGGAGACGGGGCTTCTTTCTCGGCCGCGATTTCGACGGCGGCCGGCGCTTCTTCGAGGGCCTGCATCGCCGCGGGCCGCGCGAAAGCCCGCTTTTCAACCACGCCGTCCTTTACCACTTCGAACGTCGCGTCGGGCAGGCAGGGCAGGTCGACGAGCGAGATTTCGGTCGGCTCGGCAGTGAAGCGGGTCAGCCCCGTCTCCGGATCCGGCCAGCGTTTTACGTAACGACCGCCCTGACTGAAGCCGGTATAGACGCCTTCGGTCACCTTCAGCCATTCGTCGTCGTCGACGATCTTGGCCGCCACCAGAATGCGCTTGCCCTCGTCGTCGAACGCGATGTCGGTGAGCTTGCCCGCCGCGACGCGCCCGTGCATGGCGCGCACGGCGCCCAGCGACTTACCGCCGCTGGCGGAGTGCGCCTCGGCCGACCAGGTTTCGAAATAGGGCTTGGTGGAGGCATAGTCGCAGATCTCGCCGCCTCGATCCGGCGCCTCGGCGGTCGCGATGCCGTGAACGATGCGCCGGTCGAGATCGACCTTGGCGAGCGGCAGGAAGAGATCGAGCGTCGACATCGCGCGGCAGGCTCCGTGAGAAGAGGGACGCACGAGCCCGCATCGCGCGGGCCGCGCCAAAAAGACCAGGATTTTTGCGGGGGAGGGGATCGGGCCGGCGCCGCCGGCCACACGAACTCCACTATGGACGTTTATGTCACGAGCGGCGTAACACGTCAAGAAAAAGTTCACTTTTTGTTCTAGCAGTGCGTGAACCTCGCCTTTGCGCTCGACATAGGCGCCGGCATGAACAGAAGGCGCGCGCGTCAGCGCCAAAGGCAGACGCCGAGCGTCGACCTCGCCCCGGAGGTTCCCGTGAAGAGAGGGTAGGGCGAGCACCTTGCACACGAATTCCACAGTCCTCTCGCGAGGCTGAAGGGCGAGCGCTGGCGCGGTCCGTGCCGGAAAGGGAGGGCGTGGGCACGTTCCTGGAACTTGTTTTTCTCAACGTACAGGAGCACATTGATGTCATGGCGAAGTCGCGTGTCACATCAGAAGGCTCTGCCAAACGGTCTTACAAGGCCGTCGGCAAACTCTCCGACGGAGTTGTAGTTCTTGCCCCGAAGAGCAAGCCGACCCATTTCACATCCAGGCAAATCAGGTCTACAATCCAGAACGTCCTAAAGACATTCGGGAAAGACGATGTCTCCGAGGCCGATCCCAAACGCGGATAG